CCAGAAGACCTCTGGTTCGTGGTCATACGCATCAATCACAAAGGAAGTTATGCTTGTTTTGATCAAAAACATTTGGACAGTTTTACTGTTGAGAACCATGCTCGTTACAAAACCTTTGTAATAACAGAGTTTGAACCATTTTTTGAACAAAACAAGCTGAAGATTGCTGAACTGAGTTATACTGCTGGTGTATAATCCCAATCGAATCGCCTATAGTAGTTGGTTAGGTTGAGTTTTGCAATTAGGACCATGCCATCTGATATAGTTCGCTAAACCAAAGATATTCCCGCAATGTTCACAAGTTTGTTTTGTTGCTTCGAATATCTGTGCTCTCTTCTTCAAAATTTCTTCAGAGACTTTTTGGCCAGACCTTACTGCGGACATTCGGACTCCAAAGCCTGCAGGTTTTTTCTTGCCTCGATTTGCTAAACTTATCTTTTCTTTGGTCTCAGCAGACAGACTTCGTCCCCGAGATTTTTGTGAGCGTGCAGCTCGCATCTCTTCTGCTTTTGGGCCATAAATTTCTTCATAGGACCTGCCTTTTTTAGCTTCGCTCATTTTAGATCTAGCTTCATCAGAATGCTTTTTGCCATATAACGGATGATTCTCTCCTGACCTGTCGATAAGAGATAATGCATCTTTTATGTTCTTGATTGTTTCTGCACTTCTTTTTTTGCCACAATTGTTAACACTTGCTTTCATTCTTGATTCATCAGAGACTATCTTCCCAACTGCCCCATCCCCGCCATCAGTTCGATTGTGTAATATACCTGTGTTATTATCCAGGCGTCCCCACCAGCGTATCAGCCTTCTTTCGAGCGCAACAGCACCAAGATTAGTTAATCCTTGTTCAAGGACAACAATCCTCCATGCTTCTTTTGGTACAGGTAGAGTTCCGTGGTTTTCTTTGTAACGTATGCCGGTCCCTTTTCCAATATAATAAGGGGTTCCTGCAGGACCATTGTTGGATGTTGTTTTTCTTAAGTAGGCATACACATAAAACCCAAAGGGTTTGATATTACGATAAATAGACATAGCTGTTGCTCCCTTAAAGCGATAGAGCCGGTGGACCTGCCAGGGTCGTGACCGGCATATATCTATATTTATGGAGTACAGATAATTACTCACCGCTTTCATAGCTGAAACGAGTGAAACCTAACTCTTTGATAACATACAAAACTCGATCGCAGCGACTTGTTAGCTCTTCTCTATGTGAGATCAACAAAATGTTCTTGTTCCGATCTCTGCTCATAGCCTTAAGCGTCTCTAGAGATCTTTCAAGTCCTGTGCTGTCAAGTCCCACATCAAGGATCTCATCAACAGCCATGAAGTTGATGCTGGTGTTCATGTTTTCAAAAATGTCTCGGAATGCCCAGCTGAGTGCCAAACAAACTCTTGTGCGTTCACCTCGGCTGAGACTGTCAAAGTCAAAGTCTACGCCCATATGCATGATCTCAACTCCCAAGTCGTTGCTGAATTTAACTTGGTGTGGCAGCATCAATCCAGCTAGATATTCACCCAGTCTGTGATTCAAGTAGCTGAGGTTTTGATCAATAATACGCTTTCTGATGAAGCTGTCTTTGTTTGTTAGCAGCTTCAAGAGAAACTCTTGATGGTCTTTGAGTTGGCTGAGTTCATTTAGTGAATCATAAGTGACTTCTTGCAGTGTGTCATTTAAATTACCCACTTGGGCTTGATAAGGATTGGTTTCAAGCTTAAGTTTGTCCAGTTCACCACTAAGAAGTGTGAGACTGTTTCGATGCTCATATGCCTCATCAATGCTTTTGTAAAATGTTTGGTTTAGCGATACAGCACTAGACAGACCCATGAGCTCATCCAGTTCTTGTGTCAAACTCAGGCATTCCTGTTCCAGTGTTTGAATGCTGCTGTCCAGTTTGGTAATTTTGTGCTCAAGGTCGTCCAGCAGATGTGTTTGCTTCTCGTCATGAATCTTTTGACCACACATTGCGCAGTTGTGGTCTTGAATTTGACTATACTGAGTTAACCAGTTGTTTTGTTGCGCCTTCAGCTGTGTTCCATGCTGTGTTTTTGTTTGGCTTTGGCTGCGCACATTCTTCAATGCTGTTTGAAGTTCACGATACACAAGATTGTCTTTGTGACTTTGAATTTCCTGCTCAACATCAAGATGACTCAAAGCATCTAGTGCATTTTCCAAGTCTTGAATTTTGTTCTGATGTTGAGTATCCCACTGTTGGGTTTTTTGATTCAAACTTTCAATAGTGCTCAAAATACGTGTATTGCTGTTTTTGATAGTATGTATTTTGAACTCTTCTTGTTCAATAGTTTGTTTGGTTGTTTGAATAAGCTTTTTGAGGTTTTCTGCCTTCTGAGACAGTAATGTAATTCCCAACAGCTCTTCAATTATTTCTCGCTGTTTTCCAGCACCCATGCTCAAAAATGGCTCAGTATAGGTGTTCAAAGCCACAATGTGTTTGAACATGGTGTGGCTGATGCCCAATACCTTCTCAATCTCTTTCTGAGTATCTTTGTTTTCGCCTTGAGCTTCGTCTGCACTTTTGTTTTCATTTACTGATTCATCATTTACAACATAGCGGAAAAAACTAGGGGCACGGCCACGTTCAATTTTGTAGCTGTTGCCGTGGGCTTCAAACTCAATACTCACCACCATGTTCTTTTTGTTGATGCTGTTGATGAGATTGTTTTTCTTGATGTTAGTAAGAGCTTGACCATACAGGGCATAACAAATGGCTGAAATCAGCGTCGATTTGCCAACACCATTCCGGTTGCCGTTTCCGCCCAAGTCTAGATTCTCGCCCAATACAAGAGTCAAGCCAGGTTGTGTGAGAGTAACTGATTGTGTAACAGCACCCACACTCATGAAGTTTTTGATTGTGACGTTTTTGAGGATGATCAAGTTCAAATACTCTGATAGATTTCAATCAAGCGTTGTTTGTTCATTGTAGTGCTTTCAATACTATTCAAATGTGACACCACAATTGAGTCAACGCTTTCAAAATTGATTTCACTATCATCAAGAACAGTGTCATCTCCATCACTTCTGCCATGAATAAAACTCACATCCAAGGCAGCTAGTTGAGTTTCAAATAACTCTCTAATGAAGGCAAGGTCTTCATAAGTTAAGTCAGCATCTACTGTTATCCGTGCGAAAGTTTTGTTGTCTATCAAGCCGGTAGGATCCTGAAGTGCCTCTGTAAGGTTATACGTGCGATACTTGGGTGCACCAAGCCATTTTTCAAATATGGGATCAGTTCCAGGAGTCCAGATCATCAACCCTCTATCATCGTCTCCCGCATCTGCAAAGTTGTGAGGAAAGGCATTGCCAATATAACAAATGTTGCCCTTTCGCTGCCTTTTGTGAAAATGCCCACTGAACACCAATTTTTGATTTTGAAAGTGTTCACTGTTCAAGCCGCCATGATCGGGCATTTCCACCATGGCATTCATCCGGAACTTGGCAATTTCAGCATGACAAAACAAATAAGGCTGTTTGATTTTTTGAATCAACTTATACTCATCACCCACCAACCAAGGAACAAAACAATAGTCTTTGACTGTGGTGATTTTGTCAATTAGGTGAATATTTGAAAAATCCTGTGCATAGGGAATACTGTGCAGCTCTAGAGTATCTCGAAAATAGAGATCATGGTTGCCCAAGAGCATTATCACATTGTCAAAATTGTTGTTTAGCAGTTTCATGCCATTGTGGCTGTAATTGAGTGTGCTGATGTTCACACTGTTGCGGTTGTGACTCCAGTCGCCCAAAAACAACAGTGTTTTGATTTTCAGCTCTTGTGCTCGTTTGACCACAAACTCCAAAAACTCAGTACACCAAGTGTTGTGCTGTTTGGAGTTGTTCCGCATGCCAAAATGCAAGTCCGATATGGCAATTACTTTTGAAAAATCAACATTGTCTAGATTGATAGTCATGACTCAAAAGTCTCCTTGAGTCATATTATAGCTGATAGAATATGTTAACTCAACAAGCTGCTATGGGATCTTAGATTGGTCCTGTTGGGCTCATTTGATTGAAAACGTTTTGGATAGTAAATACTATGTAAGCGGTTTTGGAGATTACTTTTGACACTGGATGAGTTGAAACAAAGTTTTTTGGCTGGAGAAATTTCTGCCAATTCAGTTGGCCACAGATTGAAACACCACAAAGATGAACTAGACGCTTTATATCCTTATGAAGGATCACTCCCTAGCAAATTTAGGGCATTTGCCTATGGGGGTGATGGAAGCAACAGTTGGTGTGAAAGTTCAAAACGTTTTCGCACATTCATCACTATGCAAGAAGGTTTCAGAAAGTTTTGTGGGAATCAAAGCTCCTGTGAATGCAATAAGGTTGCACAACAACAAAACAAAGCCAGTCTCACCTCCGATCAAAAAAATAAGACCAAAGAAAAAAGACGCCACACCAATCGTGAGAAATATGGTTATGATTTTGCCAGTCAACATGCCTTTGTGAAAGAGAAGGCAGAACAAACCTGTCTTGAAAAATATGGCGCAAAGGCGCCCACATTAAGTCCCGCAGTGCTGGCTAAGGCGCATTCAACCATCTTGAAAAATTGGGGTGTTGACTGGCCTCAACAACATGAGAGCATTCGTCAAAAAACTCGTGATGTATTTGAAGAGGTGTATGGCGGAATTTGTCCTGCCAAAAACACAGATGTAGTGAACAAAACCAAAGCTACAAATTTAGAAAAATATGGAGTAATTGCTCCTTTTCAGCAGCCAGAAAGCCTAGTCAAAAATCAACAGAATATGCGAAACAGAACTTGGAAGAGCCAAATTGCTGTAAGACAAGACCTACAGCCATTGTTCTCACATGATGAATTTATAAAGTCTCCGAGAGATGCTGAGTATAGTTTTCAGTGTTTGGGCTGCAATACATCGTTCACCAGCTTTGTGAATGGTGATAGTAATTTGAGATGTTTTGTTTGTTTTCCAAGGAAAGAAACGTGGGGAGAAACCAGCATCAAAAAGTTCCTGCAACTTCACAACATTGAGTTTTCACAATGGAACAGACGCCTTATCAAGCCACTTGAAGTGGACTTTTTCCTCCCTGAATATAACCTTGCCATTGAGTTCAATGGCACATGGTATCATCAACATGAAAAACTGGGGGACAAAAAATACCACCAGAGAAAATGGCAACTGTGTAGAGAACAAAATGTAAGATTGGTTCAAATTTGGGAACATGAGTTGGCCAAAAAACCAAATGTGATTTTTGATCGCTTAGGCTATGTATTGGGATTGGAGCGTAAATCCATTGGTGCAAGAAAATGCCAAATACTCAGTGTGGACTTTGCCACTTCCAAAACTTTCATCAACAACTCGCATCTGCAAGGCCACTTGCCAACCAAACATACCTGGGGCTTGTATTTTGAAAATCAGTTGTTGGCTGTAGCCAGTTTTATGAAAACACGATTCTCACAAAAGGCAGAATATGAATTGGCCAGATTTTGTGTGTTGCCAGGATATTCGGTGCCAGGTGGATTGGGAAAGCTGTTGGCACATGCGCAACAAGAGTTGGGGTTCAAATCAATTGTCAGTTACAGTAATTTGAACTGGGGCATTGGCGATGGATATCAACAAGTGGGCTTTGAGTTGTCCCACATTAGTCATCCCAATTATTGGTATTTCAAGTCATTGGGAGACATACAAAGCCGGTTGCGGTTTCAAAAACATCGCATCCAAGGCCAAGCTCCTGGAAACACTGAACAAGAGATAGCCAGGAACATGGGCTATGAGCGATTTTTTGATGCAGGCAATGCTGTGTGGATCAAAAACTACTAAGGAGAGGCTGCACCAGTGGGGCTTAACTGAGCAACAACAAGAGCACTTGGAACTTCTGCATTGTCAAATCCCAGTTGTTGTGCCAACTGATCCTCGGTCTGTCGGGTGTGACTGGGAGTGGCACCATGCATAATAAGTAGGTCATCACGGATGTGTTGACTTCTCTTTTCCAATTGCAGTATCTTCAAGAAACTTGTTGAACTCACAGTTGTATAATAAGCAAAGGGGTTTGAGCTTTTAGCTTCATCAAATTGAAGTCCCACTTGTGCCAATTGCACCAGTGCTTGCGCTTTCATTTCGTCAAGATAAGTGTAACCTCTCCAGTTGCCTCTATGCCCATAGCGATCAACCAATTTGATCCACATAGCAGCCAGTCTATCAGTAATCCTACCGCCAGTTAAGGTGAATTCACCCTTTTTGTGATGACTCTTGCCCACACATTTCCATTCATTGTTTTGGAAAATCCAATGTTGAAAAGGAGGGAAATTGCATCTGATGTGTTTTTCTGCCTGATTTTTGGCTTTGTCAGCTTTGGCAGGGTTTAACGGAATGTGCACAAAAGTCATAAGCCTCACAACAATTTCATCCAAAGGCACATTATCCAATGTTAATGAAGATTCAAAAGTCTTGCTGCCGCTGGCTTTCTTTTCTTCAGCCATTTTGTTAGCTAGCTTTTTGTGTCGAGCAGCGTCCAAAACTTCTGGAGTTGCTGCTGCAAGATCATATACAATGACATCAAAATCAGTGTATTTTTTGTCAACAAATTCACAAAAAGTAAGCTTGCTTTCATGGATTGCAGACAATAAATCTTTGTTTGTTAGATATTTGATCTTGGGAACCAATGCCATTATAGTCCTTTGTGTTTGAAACCCTAAATTTTGTAATTGGTTACAGAAGAAGTCAAAATGGACGCCTTGATCTGTTAAATAATTCAATAGATTGCCAAAAGATTATGTTGGGGCGTAACAATGAAGCTGTTTGACTTATTACCAGAAGTAAATCTCTCTTTGACTGAGGCCAAAGCCCGTATCGAGCATCCAGAAGACATGATCTTCGATGAGGGGTTAGATGGTGCCAAAAGAGCTTTTCATATACTGAGCACAACTGCTCATCAACCCGAGTATGTTAGTATAAAAATGGATGGAACACCGGCCTTGATTTCTGGATGGAAAGACTATAAATTTGTGTTAACAGACAAAGCTGGATTCAGCAGTAAAAAATACAATGGTTTAACCACAAGCCCTGAGGATATTGTCAATATGCTCATGAGCAGGAAAATGAAAGACACCAGCCCCAGTGCAAAGAGTGCTCGACTGGCATATGCCAACAAAATAGCCAGTCTCTACCCATTGTTGAAAAAAGTTACCCCAAAAGGATTTATCGGTTACGTTCAAGCGGATTTGTTGTGGACTGGTGTACCTCCCATTGTAGATGGGGCATATGAATTTACACCCAACAAAATAACTTATCGTGTGCCTGTCAACAGTCAATATGGTGAAATGATTGCCAACAGCAGTGCTGGCGTGGTCATGCACAGTGTTTATCAAAGCCCTGAAGATCAGGAACCAGAAGCTTTGCGAAACATCAGTCAATATGGCTTTCGCACTGATCAAGGACTGGCTATCCTACCTCATGAAGCCACCATGCTCAAAAGTTTGAACCTGGATAAAAACTTAGTTGACAAATTATCCCACTTGTTTAGAGTGCATGCTGTAAGTGTGAAATCATTTTTGGACAGAGGACAACTAGCCAGTCATGAAATCTTGAGCCTTCCTGGCTTGATGAAAAGCTTTTTGGCCAAAAAGGCAGAACGTGGTAGTTCCACATTTAGCCATGTGAGTAGAGAGTTTTTGGAGTGGCTTACAGGGCTCAACAGTACTGCTAGCCCTGCAATGCAGGCCAAGTGTTTGAAATGGATTCAAAGCCACATCCATGGTTACAATAGCGTGTGGCGGATAGTAAGTTTGTTGACAAGTTTGAAGCTGGATCTCAAGAAACAAATGGACCGTCAAACAGATGGGACAGTGGGTGCTAGTTTGGGTGGAGATCCAGGACATGAGGGATTTGTGGCTGTAACTCCCACTGGAATAGTGAAGTTTGTAAATCGTGCCCAATTTATGAGAAAAGGCGAGCCTGATTCATTGATGGAACAAGAACACAAACGGGTAGTTTGGACCTTTGGGAGGATGAATCCTCCCACTCGTGGTCATCAGCACTTGGTTAACACAATGGCCAAACACGCTGGCAAGGGTGACTATTGGATCTTTTTGAGTCACAGTCAAGACGGCAAAAAGAATCCATTGCCTTGGGCGGAAAAGCTGGAGTTTTTCCAAGAGATTATGCCTCAACACCAAGATCATGTGGTGCAGGATGAGAGCATCAAAACTCCGCTGCAAGCCGCAGAATGGCTCTACAACAAAGGCTATAGACATTTTGTATTTGTTGCCGGCGAAGATCGTGTGCAGGGCATGAAAGACCTTTTTGACTCTTGGAACAGTCCAGAAATACGTGAAAAACATCAACGTCAACCAGTGACGATTGAAATTGTATCAGCTGGAGAACGGCATCCAGATGGCATTGGCGTTAGTGGAATAAGCGGCACCAAGGCACGTGCGGCTGTTTTGAACAAAGACAAAAAGGCTTTCCACCAAGCTGTGGGTTTGGATGATGAACTTTCCAATAGGCTGTTCCAATCAGTTCGACGCTATCTCAAGCACCCTAGGAACACAGTAATGGAAGCTCATGAGCACGCTGCTGGCACCATAGTTGTTTTGAGCATGAGTCCCAAAAATGCTCGAGAGCTCAAAGAATGGTGTGAAAGTCAAGGTGTTCCCTGTATGAATACTGATGATCTTCACATGACTGTTTTGTATAGCCAAAAACCAGTGCCTCACCTCATGAGCATGCATGGTAACACTGTGGTTGTGCCAGCACAAATAAAAGGTTGGACCAAAATGGGCGACAAAGCCCTGTGCCTAGACCTAGATTGTGACCTGGCACACAAATTTCATCATCATTTGAAGAGCAAGGGCGGAACTCACGATTTCCCCAACTTCATTCCACACAGCAGCGTAAATTACAATTGGTTGGAGAGAACAGACCTACCAAAAGTTTTGCCCAACTTTCCTCTGCTGTTTGATCAGATTCATGTCAAGCCAATTGATCCCCGATACGGAAACAAAAGCTAAACAGCTACACCTGTCAACTGCTCAATCCTTGCAGCTTCTTCTTCTGATTTGCGTTGCTCACTGGGAGATTTCTGCTTAAACTTCCCAGTTTTCACATCCATTGTGGGTTTGCCAGTGGGCCCTAATTTATCCAAGCTCCTTAGAGTTTGAATCAACTCAGTCAACCCTTGATGAATAGCCCTATTGCCTTTGATGGCTCGTTGAATAGTTTCAACACTTTGGAAGCTGTCGTGAGTGAATCTGGGCCCCAATAGCTTTTGTGCAATCACATCAGGATCAGTGGAGATAACAGATTCATCTTCCCGATTCAACAGTCCACGTTGCCAACTGTATTTCATTCCCAATGCTTTGGCAATACTGCTCATGAGTTGATTTCTTTCTGCACCAGTGTAGTTGCTGGCGTCTCCTGGACTCTGCATGCTGAATTTCATCCATTGAGGATCATCATGGAAGAAAAAGTCAGTTTGCACGAAGCCATTCTTGGGATCACCTGCAATTGGTGTCAACAGATGAACTTCTCCAGCAGGCTTCACATACTCTTTGGGGTTCAAACCTTGGCTCAACACCCAGTTTTGGAGACTTTGGGCAAATTGGGCTTTTGACATTTTCTTGCTGTCGACTACGATGTCGATATCCCCACTGCTGGCTTTTTTGCCAACACTGCCCAAGGTCATGCCATGCATGGGCAGCCCTGTGATTTTTTCCAGCCAATCCAACGTGGGACTGATCAAAGCCAGTGGGATACGAGTGGTGCGTGGATAGCCATCTGAGGTTTTGAATACGTTGCCGCCTTCAAAAACTAATTGTGGGGAGAGTTCAAACTGTTTCATGATCTAGTATTTAGATTCCAGCTGGTTTCCAGCACATAAATATTTGGCTAATATTTTTGAGGAAAGAATTGCATGCCTAGATTTGGTGGTTTTGGTGTTAACACTGGTTCTTTGGTTGGTGGACTTGTAAACAACGTTGTGGGGTCGGCTGCCTCTGCTATTTTTCCACGCGGGGTGTTTGGCGGTTTTGGAATTGGAGATGGTGTGAATTTGTTGGGAACACTCAACAATCAAGATCCCACTAACCGACGTGTAAGCCTGCGGCCCAGACCAGCTGCTGCTAATCGAGTGTTGGGCAAGGGATTATTGGATCCTTTGCGAGAAACAAACAATGGCATGGTTTGGCCTTACACACCTACAATCAACTATCAACAAGACATTGATTATCAAACCATTAGCACAGTTCATACAAACCAAGACTTTCATATATTTGCACGCACGCCGGCAACTTCATTCAGTGTTGATGGTCAATTCACTGTTCAAAATCAAAAAGAAGGACGCTATGCCTTGGCATGCATACACTTTTTGAGAACCATGAGCAAGATGCATTTTGGTGAAAATGACAAAGATGCAGGCACACCTCCTCCTATTCTCTTGTTCAATGCCTACGGTCCCTTTGTGTTCAACAACTTGCCAGTCATAGTCAAGAGCTATAGTATTGGATTTCCAGATGATGTAGACTATGTTCAAGTGGCTAGTGGATTGTCCCCAGTAAATCAACCCACTGTGCCAAATAATCCCGCAGGAGGTAGTATTATTGCTGAAAATTTACCTCCAATTCCCGGAGTGCCCGCGCCAAGTATTCGCAATAATCCTAATGATTTGATATATAATGATCCTGGTGCACCTTCAGGCCGTGCCCGCACTATTGATCCTAGAGCAGACATGTCGTGGGCAGACCCGCTGAACAATCCTCCTGGAGCCAGTGTTCAACAACAAACACCGTCAGCTACAAAAGGTGTTTGGTTGCCCAGCTTGTTCAAAATTTCAGTAACATTGATTGTGCAACACACTCCTACCACATTGCGGAAGAGATTCGAGTTGCCCAAATACATCAATGGTGACCCAAGTCAAAGTGATTTCATCTAATGACAACAGTAACTTATCTACGCAGTAGTCCTTACTATCGTACTCCACAAAACACCACATATCTGGATTTTTGGCGGCCACCATTACTCACAAGAACAAGTGACGATCTAATTGTTACTTTGGCACAACGGCATCTACATCGGCCTGACTTATTGAGTTTTGAACTATATCGAAATCCACGGGCATGGTGGGCGTTTGCTATCCTAAATCCTGATCAAATTGTGGACCCAATTTATGATTTTGTTCCTGGGATAACAATTTATGCCCCAAGTCAACTCAGTATTGAAAGCAGCTTGTAATGGCCCCACCAATTACCAATCATTATCTACGAAGAATTATTGCAGACTTGAAAGCTCGTAGTGTAGACTTCATCCCTGAAGACAATATACTTAACGATGATGATAGATATGCATATCACTTGCAATTGTTCATGATAAATGACAGAGACTCTCAAGACCCTAATGTAAGACAGAACCTTGAAGATAACAAATACAGGAAAATTATTATTGCTGAAAGTGGAGTAACCGCAGGATTCAATATAACTGAATGTGAAATAGAAGATGCTGTTTCATCTAATTTCCGCAATAAAAATAGTAAATCTGTTAAGGTAGATATCACTATTGTGGAACCCTATAATATGAGCCTACCCGATAAGCTATACCAATCAAGTGTTCAGTTAGGAATCATAAATTGGCGCTTATCTCCAATATTTCTGAAAGCTTATATTGACTATTACGATAAAGACGGAAACCTGCCTAGTAGTCGTAGCCCAGGCAAACATTATAGACTCAACATTGTTGATTTTAACAACAGCCTAACGGCTGCCGGTACTATTTATAAATTACAGTGTGTGGTTGATAACAACATTGGTTTTCGTAATAATTTTTATATTATCCCACAAACTTACACGATTACATCAGGTAATATCTCACCCTCCCCTAGAGGAGTTCCTGTGCCCTTTGGGGCAAATACTATAGGAGCTTTCTTCCAACAATTGGAAGCAAAAATTAATGAATTCTACGCAAAACTTAGGGAAGGGCCTCCTGTTTCTGCTCCTCGAGGTGCGCTTGATCAACGGTATGAAGCACAAGCTGCTCAGTTGGTTTTTTACGAATTTAATGTGCAGGAAGAATTAGCTAACCAAAAAATAAAATTTAGCCCAAATGTAAACAATAGACGGGCAAGTTTCAGACAAGTTGGGGATAAGGTTGAAATAACTGTTGGTAGAGGAATCAGCATTGGTGCCTTAGTTGACGATTTATGTGCCTCAATTGATAAACCAGAATTTTTTATTCCTAATGATCAGAGTGGAATTATAAAAGTACCGTGGATAGAATGTGTTGTTGAAAACATAGGATGGGATTATTTGTTGGGCGATTACGTTCGCCGATTACGGTTTTTTATCAATGTAAAACAAACAAGACGACCTATACCTAATGTTACATTTGGCAAAACTTTCCAACTATATGACGAGTTCCAGAATGCAAGATTGAAATCTATTGCTGATGGTGGAACTTTGCGCAAAGCCTATTTGTATTTTTACACTGGTAATAACACAGAAATAATAAATTTAGACGTTAAATTTAATCATCTACATTATATTCCACAACCACTAACTAGTGCATCAGTTTTGCCTGCTGTTTTTAGTGCTCCTCTTGCTAATCCGCTTGATGTAGGGCAAGCTTTAGGTAGACGTGCATCTATTCAATCAAGGTTAGATGCAATTAGTGCTGAGATAGCTCGGGGAGCTAGTCCTGATAGAGAAAGAGAATTATCTGCAGAAGTTGGACGTTTAATTGCCGAAGACAATGCGCTTGTAAGACTTGTTGCGGAGCGTTCAATAGTTATTTTTGACCCAGTGTTAGGGGGGCTAATTGAATCCCGTACAGATACGGAGTTAGGACAGCTGAGTATAGAAACGCTGAGACGCAGGAACGAGCTTGCTGCTCAGCGCCAAACCGCTTCTATAAGGGCAGCTAGGTTAGAGTTTGCTGAAGATGTCACAAGTCAACAGCAAAATGTACCAATATCCAATTTAACTTATATTACTGATCCTAGAGATTTGATAAATTCAGTGCGCGGAACAGGGTCGGCGCCAGACGATGTTCGTCGATTATATAGTAGTATAACTAGCCAAATTTATGATAGACGCTCTGACATGGTCAATATTACAATGGAAATTAGGGGAGATCCTTATTGGATGGGGAGATCAAATCTAGAGCGTAACGACAGATTGTTACAAGCCCTCCCGCCAGGAAATATTATTGGCGGCCAAACGTTTAACATGGCAGCTCTACCTGAAGAAGTATATGATCCTTACGACGCGTATTTTTTGTTGGCTTTCCGAGCAGGAACAATACCAAACGAGCAAACCGGCTTTATGGACTTGCGTGATGATGTGGATTTTTTTAATGCGCTTTATCTTGTTGTCCAAGTAACACACATCTTTCGGGACGGAAAATTCACACAAAGAATAGAAGCAACACGCGATGCACTTTCCAATATCGGCAAGGAGCCCCCTGCTGGTACGGTTCCACCAGTTTTGCGAACAGGTATAAATCAGTAATTTGAGAAGCTATAAATGGCCACGTTAAAACAAACAGTAAATTTACCAGGAGCTTATGAACTTGACCCAGGCGGACTACGAGCAACATGGGACAAGATATATCTTGGCCTAGTGCGAGATGTAAATGATGCCCGTAATATGGGACGTATCCGAGTTTGGATCCCTGAACTTGGGGGAGCAATAAACAATGATGCAACCTGGATAGTCTGTGATTATGCAAGTCCATTTGCTGGGGCATCAAACGTTGCTGATGTAAACCTTAATCCCACTAGTTCACAAACAGACTATGGTATGACATTCATACCACCTGATCTCAATAACCAAGTGCTGGTTTGTTTCATAAATGGCGATCCCAGTCGAGGGGTTTGGTTTGGTTGTTTGTTCCAAGTTGACCGCAATCATATGACTCCCAGCACTCCTGCCAGCAGTCCACAAGAGCAGAACCCAAATATATTCACTGGTGAATCACCAACATTTTTATCTGGTTACGATGCAGCTCGAGAATCTGGAGGAGTTAACCTCCCTATTGAACAAGGTGGACCAGCTCCTCGAGGTATGCAACAAGGT